TATATTGATAATAATAGAAATTAAAAAAAAACATTTTTTTAACTTATAAGAATTTTTCATTATTTAATGTCCATATTTCACCTTTCTGTAACATTTATCATTTTTGAACAGCTGTTTTATTTTTTCTCTATGGTTAAACATCATAGGAAAAAAAAAGATAATTGTTCAGTGAGTTGTTTTTCTAACATCAAGTTCATAAAAAGATACTTGTTCAATGATTTGTTTTTTCCTTCATGAAAAAAGATAAAGGTTGTTGTTCTCTTTTTTTCTCCAACATCAAGTTGAAGAAAAAGATAGTTATTCAGTGATTTTCATCGAGGAAAGACACTATTTTTTGCTGATTGGTACCTTGAATTCTTTCAATAACAGTGAGATTCTTGAAAAAGATAAAAGTTGGCATTGCTCGAACCTTGAATTCTTTCGTCAATTCATCAATTTTTTCTACATCTGCTTTGAGAAATAATACATCTGTATACTTCTCAGAAAGTTCATCAAAGAAGGGAGCGAATGATTTACATGGACCACACCATGTAGCAAAACAATCTAATATAACAAGTTGGTCTTCAGGAATACTTTGAAGAAGCTCCTCTAGTTCTTGATAAGTTTCAACTTCACGAACCATTTTATTTTGGTTGCATTTTTTTATAAAGGTTTGTAATTATTTGGTAATAAGCGATATAGTGATTCTTCTTTAATGTATGCTTTGGGAAGGTAGTGATAAAGTGAAAAGTCCTCTTCACTGTTTTTATAGACATAATTCGCGGGATGTTGACAACGTAAATACTGAATGTTGTCTGTTGTCTTTTGGGAATAAATAGAACCCTTAACTGAAGGAATAAGTGTGTACCACAAAATTAATAACAAAAACAATCCGACTATAAGAACAATAAACCATTCTCTTACACCAACTATAATCAATAATATAAAAGTCACAATAATCAAGCGAGTGATAACGTTCATCCTATATTCATCATCATAATATGTATCCTCAAATGAATCCCAACTTTGCAAAGCATGTGATGAATTGGTAAACCATTTACTAATCTTATTCAATTCTAAAGAGAAATGAGGTTGTCCTTCAATAGTGCTGGGTCCAAATGTAAAATTTTTAGTACTGTTCCCGTTGTAGATTCGGTTTCCATTTAACCATTGTTTCAATGCTATGGAAGACTTTGGATCAAAAATGGTTTCGTTTTTTTCCATATGTCATGTCCTTTTTCCTTTATTTGGGAAAAGAAGTTTGTTTACAAAAAAGTTGAACTTTAATCAAAAAATGAATTATCTTGTATTACCTATTTTTTCAAAGTGAAATTAATAAAACAAGTTTATTGTGAGTAAAGATGACTTCATCAAGTGTTAAAAGTTTTGAAGATTCTTTAATGGGGCATATTTCTTCCCTTCTTTCAACTGTAATTTTGCCATCCGTTGTTGATTATTATAAGAATGAAAAAGGACTTGAAAGTAGTGTCGAAGATTTGATAAATTATTTGAAAATAACACCTTCTAATGCTCTTATTCCTCCTGTAGTTAAAAGTACATCCAGAAGCAAAAAATCATCACAAACTTCTGAAGCATTAGAGGAGAAACCACAACCTGGAGAAGGTTGTGTTTATATGTTTGTCAGAGGAAATAACAAAGGTAAATACTGTGGAAAAACATGCTTCCCTGGTCTTAATTACTGCAAATGGTGCAAGGGCAAAAAGGAAGCTATAAAGGATATGATGAGAGGAGGGAAAGGATCTTCTGTATCTAAAAAGACTTCATCTGAACGTAAAAGAAATTCAGGTTCAGCTGAAAGTTCATCAAAGCAAGAAGAAGATGATATTTTAAATGTACATAATTATGTAAATATGGAAGATCATTTCATTCATCCCGAAACCAATTTCATTATTAAAGAACAAGATGATGTGTTTTATGTAATTGCCAAAGAAGCTGAAGATGGACAGCTTTATACATTGACTGATGAAGAGAAAATCTCTGCCAAAAAGCTCAAGTTGACATCTATTGATGATGAAGAAGAGGAACAAAAAATATTAGAAGAATTGAAGAAATTGGTTGGAAAGGACAAGGGTAAGGAAAATGTTGAGGAAAGTGATGTTATCAACATCCCCACTGTAACAGATCCTATGATATCACAAAATACATCTAACATTCCCATTTTACCTACTATTCCTGATGTTCCATCCATAGGATCCTAAAGACTATATTAATTATTTCTTTAACCAAGTTAAAGAAGTAGCATCGAAGAATTGACTGTTTAGTACTTTTTTTTAAGTGTTTTGCTCTCCATAGGTTATAAATCAGATTGTTATCCTCCCTGAGAAAATATACAGATAATAAAAAAATAAATCGAGTTGTTGAAATTGGTATTTGCAAAAGAGGTAATTTGTTTATTCAACATCAAGTTGAAGAAAAAGATTGTTGGTGATTTGTTTTTTCCAATATCAAGTTATGAAAAGTAATGGTCGTTGTTCTTTTTCTCCAACATCAAGTTATAAAAAAAAGTAATGGTTGTTGTTCGGTGATTTGTTTTTTTCCAAGATCAAGTTGAAAAAAAGATATATAAATAACTACTCTGTAGTTATTTATATTTTTAATGCTGGGCGGGATTCGAACTCATGAATCCAAAGCAACAGGTCTTGAGATTGTCCCTTTTCGCCGCTTTGAATCCCAGCTACTACTTATAAGCACTTTTTACTTATATATGAAGAAACAAAGCATCATGAAAAAAGTATAGTTGTTTTTTTTCTGCAACATCAAGTTGAAGAAAAAGATAATTGTTCGATGATTTATTTCTCCAGGACCAAGTTGGAGAACAAGTATTGTGTATCAAAAAAGTGGGTCATCTATTCAACTTGATCTTGGAGAAAACAAATCACCAAACAATTATCTTTTTCTTCAACTTGATCTTGGAAAAAACAAATCACCAAACAATTATCTTTTTCTTCAACTTGATCTTGGAAAAAACAAATCACCAAACAATTATCTTTTTCTTCAACTTGATCTTGGAGAAAACAAATCACCAAACAATTATCTTTTTCTTCAACTTGATCTTGGAGAAACAAATCACCAAACAATTATCTTTTTCTTCAACTTGATCTTGGAGAAAAAAAAACAACAACCATTACTTTTTTCATAACTTGATCTTGGAGAAACAAATCACCAAACAATTATCTTTTTCTTCAACTTGATCTTGGAGAAAAAAAGAACAACAACCATCTTTCATAACTTGATGTTGGAGAAACAAATCACCAAACAACTTACTTTTTCATAAATTTTATGTTGAAGAAACAACTTACTTTTCTCAATTCGATCTTGAAGAAACAAATCCTGAACAACTATCTTTTTTTTTGCATAAATTGATATATAGAAACACATGATTATTGGCTAACTTATAGTCTTTGCCCATCGAATGCGAGCTAATATGATAACTCCTGGTTTTATTACGTCTTCTACTGGTATACCAAAATTAATAGAAAGGATAATAGAAGCAGATAGATGGGTTGTTTCGGATTGATTTTGATATACTTGTTGTTCAAAATCATCGGGAGAATAACCGGGGATAGTTATAAATATGGCGTCAATATCGCTGATTGATCCTCCAAAATCTGGATTGACACGGAAATAAAAAATATTCGGACTCTTTTTAGCGATAAGGAAAAAGCTTTGCGGATTTTCAACCGTGGAATCGTATTCTTCAATAACATTTCCAAAATTTTCCAATGGAGCAAAAGTTGGGAATTCAGGAATAGGATCATTATTAGCAATTTTACCCATGAAAAAAGTAAATACAAATTCTACTTCCCCATCATCTCCTTTTGGTCCTGTAGCTCCACTAGGACCTTTTGGTCCAGGATCTCCTTGTGGCCCTTGTGGTCCTTGTGGTCCTCTGGGGCCTTGAGGACCTTGTTCTCCAATTTCTCCTTGATCTCCTATATCTCCTTGATCTCCTATATCTCCTTTTGGACCAGCAGAGCCACAAGGACCTGCTATACCTTTCTGTCCAGGAGGACCTTTTGGACCATCCGGACCTCTCGCAGGGCCAGGGGGTCCTCTTTCTCCTGGTGGTCCCGGTGGTCCCGGTGGTCCCACTGGTCCCTGCGGTCCTGGTGGTCCTCTATTTCCTCTTTCACCTCTCGGTCCTGGTGGCCCCGGTGGTCCTGGTGGTCCTCTATCACCCTGAGGACCAGGTTCTCCACATGGACCCATATATCCTGGTGGACCCATACGGCCAGGAATACCAATTCTTCCCGGCGGCCCTCGCAAATAAATTACTTTTTTATCTGTTGCCATTGGTTTTAATTTGGTTGTAAATTGTTTAAATTTTTTGTTGCTTTTATGATTGTACACTTATATTCCATTTTATCTTGATAAGTATAATTAGTCCTATAGTTAGTACAGCATTTGATACATTGTCAAAGATAGTACTTCCAGACACGGAATTGATATCAACTGGAAATCCAGTCGAAATCTTTGTAAATGCTTGATTTGACATATTAGGAGAATTATAAAAAGGTATTGTCCCATAAATTTGATCTACTACAGCATCTGCAAAAAAGGTTACTTGTAATTTCGTTGCTGAAGGACGTGAAACAAAAAAATCAACATTGGGAGTTGCTGTTCCAGTTAAAGAATCAAAGAAAAGCCCTTCGCTACCCAAAGTAGTAATAGATGTTCCAGTCCCACCTGTAGAAGGAAGAACTTTATTTAATTTGAGAATATAAAAAGTAAAATTGTTGGCAATATTACCTGCTGGACCTTTAGCTCCAGATTCCCCTGGATCACCAGGACAACCTACAGGACCATCTTCGCCAAATTCACCATCTTCTCCGCAAATGCCAGGGGGTCCTGGTGGTCCTACAATACCATCCAAACCCTGAATACCTGCATCACCCTGCGTTCCTTTAGGTCCTTGTGGACCTTTATCACCCCTAGGACCAGGTTCTCCATCTGGGCCAGGGCATCCCTCTGGTCCATCTGACGGACCTTTGAAACCTCTTGGTCCAGGCGGTCCACAAGGTCCAGGTGGGCCTCTTAATCCAATACATCCAACCAATCCCTTAGGTCCTCTTTTCCCTATTGGACCAGGAGGTCCAACGGGGCCAGGAGGCCCTCGGTATCCAGGAGGTCCAATTTCTCCTGCTGGTCCCAATCTACCTTTATGTCCTTTATATCCTCGACATCCTATTGGTCCTGGAGGCCCTCGAAAAAATTCTAAATCGTTTTGCTCTGATATGCTCATTATCTTTTTTTTGTCTTTCAGTAGTTTTTAATTTTTTTACCGTTGATAAAAATAGTGACTTGATAAAAATGGTATACGTTGAAAATCCATTGACAGGATACGCCATTAAGAAAAATGGACCAACTTATAATAAACTTAGAGAAGAAGGATGGGATGTGGATGATTTTAGACATGTGAGAAAAGGATATCGCTCGCCAGAGATATCTATGTCTCCTCACAGACGCCCTCATGGAGCAACTGTTAGAACAGCTCGTAGAGTAGGGAGAAGAACAGCAAGAAGATATGATAGAAGAGAAGAAAGATCTATGTCCCCTGGATGTGGATGTGCATCTATGCCTCCATCATGTGAAGTTAGGAAATCACCTCGACGCATTTCTCGAGTATCTATATCTCCATCTCGTTCACTAAGAAATTCATCACAAGAGACATCTCGTGTAGACATATCGCCAGCTCGTGCAATGAGGAGATCACCACAACAATTTTCTCGTAAATACACATCACCAACCCGTGCAATGAGGAGATCACCACAAGAATTTTCTCGTAAATACACACCAGTCCGTGTAGTAAAACAAACATCATACCCTAGATCAATGTCTCCACGTGTAGGGTATACTAAAAGAGGAAAGAAAATCGGTCGTCTTCCTGAAAAAAGCAAAGTAATGGCACTTCCAGTTGCTAACCCTCGTCCGCTTCAAGAGACGTTGGCAGATATTCCAAAATCCAGAAAGGCAAAACGAAGAGATCTAGAAAGAGAAATTTCCAAGGGTAAGGAAGGAAGAGGTATACGCACCAGAGGATGGAAAGCAGCAGCACCACAAAAAGGAATAGAAAGACATGATTTGATGAAAGAATGTGGCGAAGGATGTTTTCTACAACCAGAGACTGAGGGATTCCCAATATGTCCAGCTCTGAGGGAAAAACAAGGATGTAGCATTGATTGTCGCGGCGTTACTTCTGCACTTGTTAGAGCCAGACAGTGGGGATATAATAATGTTGCCGATTTAGCAAAAGAAATTCAAGACAAAAAATGTGGAAGAGAAGCTTAAAAAATGGCATTCAAATCTATTAAAATATATAATTTTGTCATAATTATATATTTTTTTTGAATTAACATTATATAATCAAGAAGTATCTTATCAATTTATCTCAGATGAAATATGATGAAATAATTTAATAAGTGGCTCTCTTTCATTCTTGGGTAGAGATGAAATGGTTTGGACAATCAAATCTTCATATCGCACTGTGATAATATCTTTTTGATGTTCCAAGTCGATTTCTGAAATATCACGATAAACTACTTTTATTCCTTCCTTGATCCAAGTTTTTATTTTAGTTAATCTAGAAGCTGTTTTTATTTGGCTGGTATTTCCAATAATGATAACTTTTATTTCTGCATTCTCAGGAAGAGAAGTCTCCTCAATATTATCATAAGGTATATGAATGATCATTTTCTTTGGAAGTTTCAAGTCAATTCTTTCCTCATGGTAACTTCCATCATCATTGAAAGTAAACCAAGACACTGTTTTATCACTTCGATCTCCAAATGCATGCTGAATAGGAGTACCAACATAGATAATGTTTGACTGTAAATGATCATAGTCATGTATATGACCACTAATGACTAAAGGAAGATTTAAACCCCAAGGATCACCTTCTTCAGAAATAATAGCTCCCATTTTAGCACCTTTGAATTCTTGATGAGCAAAAATACAAGTGCTTTTTTTACAATCTCCAATCGATAAATCAATTGGATTTGACAATTGTTCCCCTTTTAGATTTATTAGGTGGGAAGATTTTATTGTTTCCTTTTCAGACAATAAACTTTCTCTTTGGGCAGGGGGAGTTTCTTTGATTATTCCATACAAAAAATCTATAGCTTCCATAAATCTTCCAGGATAAACATAAGGAACAAAAGTAAATAAATGCCCTTTTATCATTTCCTGATGCACAACATCTATGATGATTGTATTTTTCCAACATTTTAAAGCATTAAAAGGGTGTTGATCTGTAAGAAAAACAGAATTGTTTGGTCGATCATGATTTCCTACTATTATATATACTGGTGCATATTCTTGTAATTTTCTCAAATAAAAATATTGCTCTGGAAAGAGGAGATTCATGTATCGTTTCGTGACGATCTAAAACATCTCCTAGAACAACAATAAAATCAGGGGTTCTTTCTTCTAAAAGTTTAACCAATGCCTTTCCCATAGCCATAGTTTCTTTAACATTTTTAACTTTGAAGTGTGGATCACCAATGCATAATACATTTACAATATCTTTTTTCTTTTTCTCCATTTATATCACTCATAAAGAGGAAAAAATATTAAATCTGTGATTGGAACATTTAATATTCATGAAATCCATAAATATTAAATGAAGTAATAGTTGGTAACTTTCAAGTTGAAGAAAAGATAATTTGTTCAGTAATTTGTTTCTTCAAGATCAAGTTATAAAAAAGTAATGGTTATTCTTTTTTCTTCAAGATCAAGTTCAAGAAAAAAAAGATAGTCGTTCGGTGATTGTTTCTGCAACATCAAGTTAAGAAAAAGATAATTGTTTAGTGATTTGTTTTTTTCCAAGATCAAGTTATGAAAAGTAATGGTTGTTGTTTTTTTTCTCCAACATCAAGTTGAAGAAAAAGATAATTGTTCAGTGATTTGTTTCTTCCAACATCAAGTTGAAGAAAAAGATAATTGTTCAGTGATTTGTTTCTTCAAGATCAAGTTGAAGAAAAAGATAATTGTTCAGTGATTTGTTTCTTCCAACATCAAGTTGAAGAAAAAGATAATTGTTCAGTGATTTGTTTCTTCCAACATCAAGTTGAAGCAAAAGATAATTGTTTGGTGATTTGTTTCTTCAAGATCAAGTTGAAGAAAAAGATAATTGTTCGTCCAACATTAAGTTGAAGAAAAAGTAAGTTGTTGTTCTTTTTTTTCTCCAACATCAAGTTGAAGAAAAAGTAAGTTGTTGTTCTTTTTTTTTTCTCCAACATCAAGTCGAAGAAAAAGATAATTGTTCAGTGATTTGTTTCTTCCAACATCAAGTTTATGAAAAAGTATAAGTTGTTCAGTGATTTATTTTCTCCAACATCAAGTTGAAGAAAAAAATAGTTGTTTGGTGATTTGTTTCTTCCAA